AACACGCTTCCCGCCGGGCCGCCGCCGAACGGCGCGAACAGCGGCGGCCAATACGTCTATGACCTCGACGCCGACCCGGTGCATATCCGCCGCGCCTTCGGCGTCGTCTGGCCGCTGCTCGGGATCATCCCCGGCGCGGTCAAGGTGACGTTCACTTGCGGTTTCGCCGATACGCCGGCCGACTGGCCCGATCGCAACCGCGACCTGAAACAGGCGATCAAGCTGATCGTCTCGCACAACTACAATCACCGCGACGCGGTCGTCGGCGTGGAAGGCCGCGACAGCTCGACCCTGCTCCCGCAAGGCGTCGATAGCATCCTCGATCGCTATCGCGTCGGCCGGATCGCCTGAAGACCCCTAACCCAAAGGAGACCCGCCCCATGGCCGGCCGCGATACCGTTCACGAACTGCAACCCTTCAATGGCATTTTCGCCCAGTCGCTCGGCGCGACCGGCTCGGGCGGCAAGTCGACCGGCCCGATCAAGCTCGACGGCTCGTTCGGCTGCCTGTTCGATATCAATTACGGCTCCGTCACCGCGACCAATGCGTCGGTCGTCGTCACGATGCTGGAAGGCGACGCGACGGGCGCCCTGAACGCCGTGGCGACGTCGAGCGTCATCGGCGGCGCGGCGGCGCTGACGGCGGCCGGCATCGGCCAGGGCGCGCGGGTCGCGCACTCGACCAAGTCCGTCAGCAAGACGGTTCAGTACGTCGGCCCGCATGAGTACGTCGAGCTGGTGCTCGCGCCGAAGATCAGCGGCGGGATCATCGCCAGCGTGACCGCCCTGCTCGCGCCGCTGCGCCAGGGTCCGGCGACGCCGGTCGGCTAAGACCCGAACCGCTTTCTAGCAGTAGGCAAGCCCATGCCCCGACACGTCTCGATCGTCGCCTATGGCCCGTCGATGCATACCTATGTCGACGTCGCCAAGGCGATCGGGTCGCGGACTGCCTACTGCGATGAAGTTTGGGCGATCAATTCGGTTGCCGGCGTGATCCATTGCGACCGCGCCTTTCACATGGACGACGTGCGCATTCAGGAAATCCGCGCCGCCGCCCGGCCCGACAGCAACATCGCCCACATGCTGGCCTGGCTGAAGCGCGCGCCTGGCCCGATCTATACCAGCCGGGCGCACCCGGATTATCCCGGCCTGGTCGACTTCCCGCTCGCCGACGTGCTGAACAAGACCGGCGGCATGCCCTATTTCAACTCGACGCCCGCCTATGCGGTCGCGCTCGCCCTGGCCGAAGGGTTCGAGACGATCAGCCTGTTCGGGCTCGATTACACCTACGCCAACGCCCACGACGCCGAGAAAGGCCGGGCGTGCATCGAATTCTGGCTCGGCCGGGCCTTCGCGCTCGGCGTCCGCGTGCATGTGCCGAACACGTCGTCGCTGCTCGACCGGATCAGCAGCCATAAGCGGCTTTACGGCTACGGCGAGTTCGGCTCGCTCGACGTCGAGATCACGCCAGGCGAAGACGGCAAGCTGGCCGTGCGCTTCGATGAGCGCGCCTCGCTGCCGACCGCCGATGAGATCGAGGCGGAATATGACCATTCCCGCCATCCGTCCCCGCAAGTCAGCGGTGTGACACAGCAGAAGGAAGCCTAACCATGGCCGCGCCCGACCCGACCTATTCGACGCCGAACTACCGCGAGGTTGGCGGCAAGCTCTGGCACATCGGAGGCGTGCTCGAACTGGGCGACGCCATCGTCATGACCGTGACCAATGGCGTCCCGATCCTGACCGGCGTTCCGACCGCTGATCCGCACGTGGTCGGCGCGCTCTGGAACAACGCGGGCGTGCTGACGATCAGCGCCGGCTAACCGCCGGCTTCCCTCCCCTCTCGCTGGAAAGACCCCGTCCATGACTGAAGCCGTCACCGCAACCCTGGCGCTGCGCGTCAGCGCCCAGCTCGCCGCCACGCCGCCGATCGGCGGAATGACGCAGCAGGTGAACCAAAACGCCTCGCTGTCGTTCACGCCCGGCAACGGCGCGGCGAACCTTTCCGACCGGATGCTCACGGTCGCGATCGATATCGCCGCCTCGGGAACCGACACGATCGACCTCTCGACCGTGCTCGACGCCTTCGGCGCGGCTTTCGCCCCGGCCGACATTCAAGCCCTTGTGCTGACGGCCGACGCGACGAACACGAACAATATCGTGATCGGCGACGCCGCCTCGGATGGCTTCGTCGGCCCGATGGGCGCGAGCGGCGTCTTCGCGGTCAAGCCCGGAGGCATCCTGGCGTGGGGCGACCCGTCCGGCTGGCCGGTGACGCTGACGACGGCCGACCAGCTCAAGCTGGCCAACTCGGGCGCCGGCTCGGCGGTGACGGGCTCGCTGATCATCATCGGCCGTTCGGCCTAAGGCGAAAGACCCGGTCATGGCCGACGCGCCGCTGCTTAGCTCCGGCTGGCTTGACCGGGTCGTTATCCTGCAACGCCGGGTCAATCCGCCGGAGCGCAATGAGCTGGGCGAGCCGATCGAGACTTGGGTCGACCTCGGCACGGTGTGGGCGCAAGTCGTCGAGACCGGCGGATCGGAGAATGTGCGCGCCGACGAAGAGGCCGCCGTGCTGCGCGCCACCTTCACGATCCGGTTCACCTACTTTACCCCGTCGCTGAACCCGCGCGACCGCATCCTCTACAACTCGAACCCGCTCGCGCCGGCGGCCGAGGGCTACGCCTACAACATCACCCGCGTGCGGATGATGGGGCGCTATGTCGGCCATATCATCGATGCGGCGACCAGGGGCGACCAGCAATGAAGGCGACATTTCTCGCCTACCTGCTGACCGGCCCCGGCCTGGTCGCCCTGGTCGGCCAAAACATCGCCTGGTCGTGGCGGTTGCAGGGCGCGCCGTTGCCGGCCGTCACCCTGATCCGCACGGACGGCCGCGAGGATATGGCGCTGGACGGCTTCACCGGCTTTGTCGATGGCTACGTTCAGGCCGATTGTTGGGGCTCGACGCAGCTCATGGCCGACCAGGTCGCCGGCCAGATCAAGGCGATTACGCGCGTGACGTCGCCGGTGATCCTCGCCGCGACGGGCGGCGTGATCCAAGGCGTCTTCGTCATGCATGAGGCCGACGAATTCGAGGGCGAAAAGCCCGATCGCATCTTTCGCACGCGGCTGTCGCTGCGAATTCCCCATCTTGTCAGCTAGGAGCGCCCCGCGATGACGACGCAAGCATCTATTGGTTACGGCACGGTATTCTCGCTTGAGAGCGCGCCGGGTTCGGGAAGCTTTGTGCGGATCGCCGAGATCGACGATCTGACGCCGCCGAACGAAAAGGCCGACGTGCTCGACGCGACGAATTTCGACAGCCCTGACGGCTATAAGGAATTCATCGCCGGCATGGTCGACCCCGGCGACCTCAAGGCGGCGATGAATTTCCTGCCCGGCTCGGCGTCCGAGACGCTGATCCTGGCGGCCCGCGCCAGCCGCGTTTCCTACGCGGCCAAGATCGTTTTCCCGGCCGGCCAGACCTGGATTTTCCAACTGCTGGTGCTCGAATACGCGCCGGCGGCCCCGGCCGACAAGAAAATGACCTGCACCGTCTCGGGCAAGGTCTCGGGCTCGATCGCCCGCTCGTAACCCGGATCAGCGCGCAATGCTCCCTCCGGAGCTAGGCGCGAGGCACGCCGGAGGCCCGCCGGCGCTGAAACGCGGGCCACCAGATCAGATCCGGCATAGTCGCCCAGAACTATGCTGGAATCTCCCATAGACGCCGGCGACTATCCCGCCGGCGGAACCTCTAGCTGCGAAAGGGCCGCTCCGATGGCCAATGAGATCAAGGGCGAATTCGACGTTCCGGTCGGCGACAAGACCTATAAATGCCACCTCGACGTCAACGCCCTCTGCGAAGCCGAGGAACTGCTCGGCGAGAGCGCCGGCGACTTCGCTCCGAAGATCGGCGGCGGCGACATGCGCACGCTGCGCGCGGTCATGTGGGCGGCGCTGCGCGAGCATCATTCCGACGTCGACCTTCACCAGGCCGGCGTCATCGTGTTCGAGCTGACGCCGAGCAAGGCGAGCAATCACCTGGTGCTCGGCATGGCGCGGGCGTTCCCGGTCGCCAAGGCCGCCAGCAAGGCGGGGGCGTCCGAAGGCGGCTCGCGCCCTCGGGCGAAGGCGACAGCGACGGCGTAGGCTGGGATTGGTCACGGCTTTACGTCGATTGGGTTTCCGCCGGCGGAGACCCGGCCGCCTACTGGCGGCAGACGCCCCGTCTGCTCTCGATGTTTTTCGAGGGCAAGGCGCGGGCGGCGAGAGAGCAGCGTCGCCTGGTCGCCTGGCACGCCTGGAATTCCGGCATACTCTCGCAATCGACCAAGCCCCCCACGCTAGAAGACTTCATGGGACCGGCCGAAGACGCCGAGCCCGAGCCGCCGCGCAAAAAGTCGGGCGACGAACTATGGGCCATCGCGCAAGCCTGGAATGAAAAGCTGCGCGGCAAGGTGATCTATCGGGACAGCGACTAGATGGCCGACGCCAAGATCGCCAACAAAGAGAAATGGCTCGCCCGCATCCGGGGCATTCCCGACGTCGCGCTTCAGGTCGCCGAGACCAATCTCGACGCCGGGACCGATGACCTGATCGACCATCTGGCCGCCGCCGCGCCCGAGAGCGATTACGACACGCATCCGGGCCAGCTCAAGCAAGAGATCGCCAAGTTCAAGAACCCCGAGCGGGGTCTCTCATACCGGATCATGAGTTTCGCTCGGGACAGGAAGGGCCGGCTCTACGGCCGGTACGTCGAGTTCGGGCATGGGGACGCAGCGCCCAAGCCATGGTGGTTTCCGACCTATCGGGCTTGGAAAAAGCCGTTTCGGTCGAAGCTGTTTTCTGACACGCGCAAGGCGCTCAACGCCTGGTGGGAAGGGGTGTAGGCCATGGCCGACAGCGAGGAACACGCCCTACTGCTGCAAATGTCCTATGACCTGGCCCGGCTGAAAAAGCAGTCGGACAGCGCCGAGGGCATCGTCGATAAGGGCCTCTCCAACATGGAGAAGCGCGCCAAGAAAGCGGCGCAAAACCTAGAGGAAGCCTTCAGCCTCAAGGGCGCGAACCTTGAGGGCGCGCTCGGCCAGGTGCTGCAATCCTCGCGGCTGAAAATACTCGACGAAGGCACGGCCAAGATCGGCCTTTTTGGCGGCGCGCTGGAAAGCCTCGGCCCGATCGGCCTCGGCGCGGCGGCCGGGATCGGCGCGCTCGGCGTGGCGATCGAGCACTCGCTCAAGGTCGAGGAATGGGCGCTTGAGCTGACGCATGCGGCGCATGCGCTCAACGTCACCACGGACACGCTGCAAGACCTCGACCTGGTCGCCGCCTCGGCCGGCGTGCCGGTCGACAAG